GCCAGTATCGTGCTAAAGTCAGCATATTCATCTGACTTCTGCACCTCACCTTTTGCAATCAGCACCGCTTCTAATCCGTCAAAATCTACTCTGACATGGATATAATGACCTATCGGGGATTCTGACACTTTGGCTTCTGCGACTTGCAAGCCTTGCTCTGCCAGTCTCTTTGTGAATTGTTCGCACTTCTTTATCAGATTATCCCGGTATTTCTCCACATCCTTTTTCAACTTCTGCATGGACTTAACGGACAAATTTGCAGTCAGAACTGTTTTACCCATGGTTCTTCACCCTCTTTTGCAAGGCAAATTTGTCAACATTCTTGGATGGAGCGACTTTCACCACGGTGTAATCAGCAGTTTTTTCATCAGCCGTTCCATCTTCATTGACAGTCGGCTTTTTCTCCCAAATCAGGCTTGTTTCATCAATCGGTATCCTGCCTTTTGACAGGACAAGTTTTGCTGAATAGTCTGACAGGTTCAAGCCAAACTCCACCGCCTCGGATTCACCGCCGGATAATGCTATATTTCCATAGAACATGACCGGGGCAGTATATCCCGGTTTTGTTTCGCCTGTCTTTAGCACCGTGCCGTCATCGTCTATCTCCGTGACAGGGACTTCATCTGAATAGAGTGCATACCAAAGTCTGGTCTTATTCTTCTGGAGCATCCTCACTCAAACCACCGTCCTTGTCTGCTTTGTCTTTCAAGGCTTCAATCGCATGGACAAACGCTTTCGGCATCGGTATTCCCATCAGAGAAGCATTCTCGATGATTGAAACAGCCTCATTTGCGATAAAAGCCACGATCACGCTATCACGGATGAAATTTGAGCCTAAAACTAAATCCAACCGGCAGGCAACTAAAACGATCAGAAGCATGACACCTTTCCGACACAATCCCTTAAATCCGGCTCTGCTTTCTAAAGCACCATTCTCTGTTTTTTTACTCTCGTTAAATACTGCCGCAACGATAAAGCCTGTCAGATAGTCGATTCCCATAAATATGACTAAAGTTGTCAACGATGAACTCCAGCCCCCGAATGCGGTTGAAATCGCACCTCCGATAATGCCGATTGCCGCATAAATTATATTTGATTTCATAAGCATTACCACCTTTTTTATTTATATCCGCCGCCCACCACCGCCAATGCGAATACTCCCTGCAACAATCAGACCGCCATGGGATTCAGTCCGTCTGCCACGCACTTACTACTTTAATTTCTTGCCAAAGGGATGATTCCGACAAAGTTTTTATTCCTGTCCGTATAGCTTCTTGAAGTTCCATTCTCCCCATGTGATTCCTGTCCTTCTGCTCCTACAAGGTTATAGTCATATAAAGCAAGATTCCTCGCATTGGAGTAATACGATTCCATATCACTCTCAATCTGACTTTCCGTATAGTAGGACGGATATTTCCTTGCCAATCTGATTTCCCTTAATGCTCCTGTTATTTTGGACAGAAGGATGGCTTCATTGAAGTTTTCATCTGTAACCGACAACTCGGCTTTCAAATCCTCAAACAATTCATCTTCCATACTGTCCACCTGCTTTCTTACAGACCATAATGCTCAATCAGCAACTTTTTTAATTCTGTTCCCGGCTTCTCAAAGGCATCTTCAATCCCTACCTCTGTAGCAAGGTTTTTCAACTCTGCCGTACTAAGGTGCATGATTTCGCTCTTTGTATACGTCTTTGGATCAAAAGGAAGTGGTTCTCTTGATTTTTCCTCTTGCTTTGCATTGCCGAAAACCGCTTCAATCAATGGTCTGTTCTGCTTATTTTTTTCGCTTGAAAGTTCTGCAAGACGTTTCTTCGACACTTTAAAACCATCCCGGGGGAATATATCCCCCGGTTGGTATTTATGTCTGCCGTCCTGCAAATCCTCAAACGGATTTACAACTTTATATTCCATACCATCACGCTCCTGCATCTACAGTAACCGTGCAAGTTGCTGTTACACTTCCTGCGGTTGCCGTAATCGTTGCCGTTCCTGCGGCTACACCTGTTACAACACCATCTTCATCAACGGTTGCCTTTGTATCATCAGATGATGTCCAAGTAACCGGAGTTCCTGCCGGTGCTACCTTTGCGGTGATCGTAGTCTTTCCACCGACTGTAACAGTTGCTGTGGTCTTATTCAGAGTGATAACAGGAGTGACCGTACCGCCGATAACACCCTTTACAACACCGTCAAGACGATCTGCAAACAGGACGATACCCATGATGATTGTGTCGGATGATGTCAGATTGTTGTAATCGCTTTCTGCATGGATTCCGATATATCCTGTCGCATCCGTTGTAAACTGAAATGCCTTTGCGATATCCGGGTCGTTTGCGGAAATGTAGTAGAATACAAGGTTATCCTTTGCAGTACCGTAAACTGTACCCTTTGGAACGGCACTGTTCATAATGATTGTGCCAAGTCCCATGAAGTCCTGCACATATTTCATGCCAAAAACATCCTGCATGGAAATCTGTGCCGTTCCAAGGTACTCACCGACATCTGACGGGTTCATGAAATACACTGCCTCAAACTCTGTATCCTCAAACAAGATTTCAAGTTGCGCCCAGATATTTCCAAGCGTTGCCTGAAAAGTAGCTCCAGCTGTCTGACCAGTACCCTTTTTCAAGAAGCTAAAGAATTTCTTCTTTACCTTGCCCTGTGCGTCTTTCAGTGCAGCTTCATTTGTCATTGTAACTGCCTGATCGTATCCCTTTTCATTGATTGCCTCAATACTGGTAGCTTTTCTCCACTTATCCAGCTTGATTTCCTCGAAGGTAACAGGCTCTGTCTTGTAGTGGGAAAGAGGAATAACATCACCCTCCGGCACTTCTCCATCCTCCAGCTCACCTGTTGCCCTATATGCCTTAATATTCGTGCCGGATGCTCTCTGAATCTTCCTTGTGATTCCTAAAACTTCCAGCAGTTTGTTGATTCCGTCTGTAAATCTCCAGACAAAATCAATTTCTCTTGCTTTTGCTAAATCTTCTGATTTGATCAAATTCTGCTCTGCCATTTTTCATCTCTCCTTTTTTACTTAAATAGATTTAGGTTTTGAGCGATCGCTCTCTGCCTTTCCTGCGGATTGCTTATTTTAAGGATTTCATCCTTTGTCATGGAAGAATACTCCCCTGTGCCAAACTGGATTTGAGGGATTGACTTCTGCCATTCCTCTTTTGCCGCCTTTAACTCATTTTCCGTGTGCTGACGCTGGATTTCAGAAAGAGCCGCCATATCTCCAGTAACTTCTGCCTCTGCCGCCTTTGTAGCGACTTCAACAGACATTCCCTGTAACATATAGCGTTCCTTTGCTTCTGTTTTCCGCTTAAATTCTTCCAGTTCAAGGACATACAATCTGTGTTCCTCGTCCTGTTCCTGTTTCTCCATGTCTACACGCTGTTGCTCGGTCAAGGTTTCCCTGTACTTCTTTGTCAGGTCTCCCTTTTCTTTTAAGGCTTTGTCTAAGGCTTTCTTGCTCTTTTCGGCTTCTGCCTTTGCCTGTGCCAGTTCAGCCATGATGCTTTCAACGGTCACTTCCTGCCTATTTTCCTCACCGCCCTCGCTTGCAGGAGTTGTCGGTTCAGTTTTTGGCTCGGTCGTTGGCTCGGTTGTCGGTTCTGTTCCTGTTGTGGTTTTTACATCTTCCATGATTGCTACCTCTACTTTCTGTGTTTTTCAGACTTCTCTGTCCATGTTTTGATTTCCGTGTGATTTACCGCTTTCTCTAGCGTCCGTGAAATTTGTAATGCCCTTTCTCTAGGGCAATAAAAAAGCACCTAGATTTCTCCAAGTGCTGATTCATCTTAATAATATTCAACTGTACATCTGCAATTTGCGATTTCTTTCATGCTCGCCCCAAGCGATATGTCGTGAGGAAACATAAGTAGGCTTTCACCCACTGCAAATGGTCTGTCAATCGGAACAGCTAAACCATTCACTTCCTTGTGTGTCTTTCTAACCTTGTTATCCTGCTCTGTAATCCATCTTTTTAATGTCTTTCCATTCTTTACCGCCTGTCTGTAATCATCATAGTTAAATACGCTATTTGCTTCATTTGCGGCAATATACATCGCCCTTAAATCAGATGTATAGTATTCTTCATTCTCTTTCTGCTTTTCTGTCTTTTCTGAATCGTCTATGTCGGAGCGGATATGTCTGTCCATCGTGTCAATCACATCATCCGTAAACTCCTTGACATAATC